TAACCTATTGTTTGAATTTATTAATCTGCTATTCTTTTCAAGAAGCTCGTTTTCTTTTTCTTGCAACAGCTTGACATTGAGTGCAGCCCTATTAAACTTTTCTGCCGATTCCTCGTTGGAAGTGTCCAATCCTTGCATATAGCTTTGTAATCGCTGGATTTTATATGCAATATCGTCAAGAGTCTTTTCAGGACCTCCAAGTGCAGCTTCAAGACTTACAGGACGTGACATCTCCTTTCGCAGTTGCTGTGTCTGTCTCTCCAATTCTTGCATCTGGAGAATCATGTGCCGCCCAATCGGAGAATTGCGCTCAGTAGCGTTCATTTTTACATAAGCGTCCTGCAACTGCATTAAAGAAGTGTTTACACGTTTAATGGAATCTACTGAAGCGTCAGCGTTTACAACTTTGTTTACATTTATGCCTAATTTATTGGCGATAGCGTTATTTAGTATCTGTCTGTAGTCGTCAGTTGAAGTCGGAGCAATATATTTCTTGCGTTTTTCTTGCTCTTGTGTTATTCTTCCTTCTGCTTGCGCAATGGCATTAGCAAGTTCCACTTGAATGTTTAACTCACGATTAGATGCAATCAACCCTGCCTTTCTTTGTTCTTCGTACAAAGCAATCTGTTTTGCTACAGACACGCCACTCATGTCCTCTGTAAACAATTTATAATTACCAAGCAGGGCGACATCCTTGCCTTTTTTTAGTAATTCTTCTATAGCCCTCGTTTGCGCTTGTATGTCGTTTAAATTCCTTTGAGCGTTACTATTGCTTGAACCCTTAGACTTTGCTTGTCGTTCATACTCATCGCTTTGCTCCTTTAAAATTTTTTCAATTTGCTGTTCAATGGTAAGCCCTTTGGCTCTTGCGTCATTTTCTTGATAAATCCATCTTACACCACTAAGAGGTGCTGGAGTGTAAGAAATAGCACTCCACTGGTCAGCATTAAAAGACTCACGTACTTCTTTCGCAATCTCGGCAACACGCTCTTTTTGTCTTTGTAGATTTTCATTTTCTTCTTGTATAACACGAATCCTGCGTCCCTCTGCATCGACAAGAGCAATTTCTTTTGTCGCTTGGTCTTGCTTTAGATACAATCCTTGTTGTTGGAGTTGTAGTATTTGTTCTTCCAAAGCGACTCTTTTCCGCTTTGACTCGTTCTCTTTGTTGTATATTACTTGTCCGTCAACTTGAACAAAACCTTTCTCTCTCCATTGTTGCGACTCTCGAATAGCGGTGGCTTGTTTTCTGATTTCTTCGGTATATCGTTGTGCGGATTGTGCGGCTTGCTGCTGTGCTTGGGCTTGCGATTGAGCATTTTGCTTTTGAAGATTACCTTCGTCACGCAAAAGACCAGCAACACGCTCTCTTTCTGCACGTAATCTTTGCACTGAGTCTGATTGTCCGTTGGATAATTTATTAACAATATCCATTTGCTGTTGAAGCTCTTGGATATGTTTCTGTTGGTATTCAATAGACTGCTTTGCTCTTGTGATACCAGCATTGTATGTACTGTAATTGCCTTCTTTTTCAGCCTTCATTCTTTGACGCTCAAGCTCTGTGTAAAAATCATGAAGCTTAGATTTGGCTTTATTGAGTTTTTGTTCAAGGTTGGCTATCCTATCAGAGACAGCTTTTGCTTGTGCTGCCTCTGCTTCTTGTATCTTCTTGTCGAGTTGTGCGATAAGGTCTTTATTGTTCTTGAATATTGCCGCAAATGACTCTTTTGCTGACTTGGCTAAGTCTGGCGTGCGAACCTCTGGAGCATTACCAGTAGCTAGACGTAAGGCTTTATACGTTGCATCTAAGGTCGCTTTGTATTCTTTCTCTGCCTTGATTTCTTTTTGCTTGGCGGAAATATTCTCTTCTGTTGCCTTCGTCTTACTCTTTATACTGTCCTCTTCTTTCTTGTTATTTTGTATGCGTTCAGAAGCGTCTGTAGAATCTTTTTTTATATTTATAGATTCAAGGCTCTTTATCTTCTTCTCCATTTTATCAATGGTGTCGTTCGTGTTTTCTAGGATATCTTTCATTCCCTTGTTAACATGCTTTACAAGAGCATCAATAGACTCCTTTAACTTGTCATCAGACAGAGAACCAAAAACTAAAGTTGGTGTATCGCTCATAATCTTATATAGTTAATAATTAGTTACTTATTTTTTTTGATAGGGATTTCGTACTCTTCTCCTTCTTTCAGTTCAGGAATTGTGCCCAAACTATCTAAGAAGTTGTCATATTCTTGCGATGCTTTCGCTGCTTCTGAGTAATTCGTCCAAGCCTTCTTGTCCTTACCATGAAGATATCTCGTATGTGTGTTGTCGACTGCAAGGAATTGTATTTGAGCACAAGATAGACGGAACTTATAATCGTCAAGAGTATATTGCGGAAATGCTTTTAAGAAGTCTGATGCGTCTGCAAAGATAGAGCTTCCGTAAACTGTGATGCTGTCTCCACAGATTTCTTCTTCCGAGCCATCAGTGAATCCGTAGCCATACTCACCAATTTTTTGGTTAAAAAAAAAGCGTTTAAGTCTATGCTATTTATCGCTCCAATAATTATTGCTGCCCATTGGTTCGCATCAAATGTGCTCTGCATTACCTTGGCCTTCATGATGCTTATGTATCTGTCATTCTTTGTCATTATCTCTCCGAACGTTTCGTTGTCTCCATCCGAAGTAAAGTAGTGATTACATAAAATTATCGCAACTATCTCACACATAGAGTCCAAATCTGTGCATAATGCTGTTAGTATCGCATTGTCATTGTCAAGAGTCTCATCAGCCATCTTCATTTTGACAACAAGATTACAAATTCTATATAATGAATAATAGCGTATATTCTTTACAGCATACTCGTTATCTCCTAATTTTACTAATGAAGGACAATCGTTAATGATAGATAGTATGTCTTTCTTGGCGCATAAAGAGAAGTCTTCTATGCCATTCTCTAATTCCTTTTCTTTTTTATCCATGTTCGTAAACGTTTTGATTGTAATTCGTAAACGAAAGAGAGCGCCACAGGGGGACACCCCTATTAACGCTCTCCCCACGTTCACGAAAACAAAAGAATTATTCTTTAATTACCAGTTCCTGATGGCGCTGGAGCTGTACCGATAATCTTATACATGTGCTCTACATCGTTAGTGTCTGTATAGTTCAATGCGGTAATGGTAACGCTGTAGTTCAGAGAACCGTCAGCATCCTTCTTGATAGTACCTACAGTAAGACCTCTGTATAGCATAAGAGCATAATTACCACGTTGGAACTCAAGCTGCCACTCGTGCTCACTTGTAAATGCGCTTGATGGGCCTTCGTAAGTGTCAGTAGCAGCATCGTAAGAACCTCCGAACAAGTCAGGTAAGTCTTTCAAGTCGTAATTAGCCAACTCGAATGTGAACTTAACAGGCTTACCAGTATAGATGATATCAAATGGAGCGTCAAAGAACTCTGCTTGAATCTCATTGCTATCTGGCTCGTCTTGGGCAATAGCCATACCTTTCAGTACACCACTTACCTTCTTGTAATCACCAGTTCCGCCTACAGCTCTATAGTTAAGCATTGCAGTCTTAACAGTTGTTTTTTTACTCATAACTTATTCCCTTTCTAATTTTTTAATTATTAATTTTAATTATTCACTTTGTTTGTCGATTACGACGATGAACGATTTTACGAATGTGAAATAAGAGTTGTCTGATGTTGATTCCCCTATGTCGTCCATAGACAATATGCTGTCTTGTTCGATGTAGTAAGTACCCTCGTTAGTTTCCGTCTGCTCCTTGATGACGCTATTGATGGAGTTCTCCATCGCTGCGTAGATGTCATGGTTTACACGCCCTCTGGAAATCTGAGGAACAAAAGCTTCGATATAACAACGTACACGACCGAATGCTTCTCCGACAAATTCACTCTCATCAACGATGCTGCCGACATGAATAACAAGGAAGCCGTCAGTCGTATCAGATTCCGTGAGTTCTTGCGGAACTCGCATATCGTACACATTCTCCGAAACAACTCCGAAGAGTAGGTTGTACAAGTAGTCGTATATGTCTATTCTCGATTCGTTTACCATAATTCCTAATAGTTGTATTTGCCTTTGCCTTTACCTCTTGGGTATTTGTCGTAAACGCTAAACCCACCTTTCTTTGCAGCACGAGAGTCTCGCTTTTCACCAAGTTTACTCCAACTTTCCTTTGTGTACGTTGGTGCTTCCGTCTTAAAAGTTACTTTTGCAGGCTTCAAATCTTTTTCGATTCTATCAAGGAACTGC